GGCGACCGCTTCGGTGTCGTCCTTGCACTTGACTGCGAGACCGGCCACATCGATTTCCATACGGAAAAGGAAGTCGCCAATCTCGTCAGTGTACTTGCCCGGATAGAAAGGCTTTGTGGGGTCGATGGGCTTGCCGTCCTTGGTATTGGCAACGGCGTCACGGAAAGCGTCGGCGGCCGAGGTCAGCTTGGCAAAGAGACCCTTCTGATACATCGGCACGGCAACCTTTTCATTGTTGTCCGCGTCAAGCCAGAACGGCGTTGCATTGGCTTCTTCGATCAGGAAGGGGCGCTTGTTGCCGGCGTAATCGGTGCCGGACATGTTGATGCTGTCCTTGGCCAGTTCGAGCGGCGACCACTTGCGCATCCAGTTGATCAGCCCTTGGCGACGATAGCCGGTCTTCGTATCGATGATATCGACAAGCAAACGGCGCATCAGAGACGTGTCATTGTGCTTTTCGGCGTGCATCAGACATTGAACCGCATTGGCGTGAATGTCCTTATCGAGAGACACGAGAGCGGTGCGAATACCGTCTTGAGCCTTCTTGATGTCGGCCACAGCCAACAGAACGAGAGCGGATTTTTCAGCAGTAGACATAATATTAGTTCCTCATGGTTCCAATCACAGCGTTAGTGCTGCCTTAAAGACATGGGGAAACAGTTAAGCGGCGACTGGGCGGGTTGATTGATTTGGGGTCGGGGTATGGATTTTGCGGACAACTGAATTAGGATACTTGTCGGCAAATTCATGGGCGGTTCGCTCAGACACGAAAGGCCCAAAGTAAGTTGGGGTCTTGTCATTTGGGACTAAGACAATGAAGCGGATCAGTTGCATGGGATTACTTCCTTTCTCGGTTAAACCCCATGTCCTTAACGCAACACTAACGAGAGTGTTACGTTGTCATTGATAAAGGCCGGAATGTTACCACGTATGCGTGGCTCAATGACGCCGGTGTGTCACCTTTACGACACAACCCAAGCCCCCTTTGCTATCAGGACGCCGGTTGTTCGTGACACTTTCGTGGCCTTTTAACAGAACCAGTAATCGTGCCATAACACCTTCCCATAGACCTAATCTTTTTGTGGTCAAGTCTCAAGAACCACAGGGGAACCTATGTCAATTGAGACAAACCCACGGACTAGCGAGGCACACACGCACCGTAACGAGGTGCAACTTTGCCACGTGTCTATGTCGGGCCACAGAGGGCCACGGTTAAATCCATCGAATGAGACGCATCGATTTAAGGGAAAGCACACATTGCTATGTGCCCTGCCTTGAACAGATGTGTTAGTTTGTACTCCAGCGCTTGCACGTGTGGCGGTCAAGCTTGGCATGGCCAAGACCGCTAGATGACAAGTGGAGAGATGTCAAGCCAATCGTGTTCAGCTTGGAAAGGCCATTGTAACGAGGCGAACCACGCTGTAACAGGTGGCTGTCGTCATTAAGACGCGCATTAGCTTGCAACGCCTTGAAAGCCGCTATCTTGGCTCTCATACGCTTGTTTGGGCGGGCCATTGGCCACACTCCTTTTGCTTGCATTAAACCACGGGCCGTTATTGGCCACGGTGGGAAAGCCCCTCATATGGCGAGGGCACTTGCCGCAATGGGAGGAACCCGGCGACAGACACAGAATGACACATCTCTCGATCACATGCTAATCACGTTTTTGTGACCGTATTCCGTAAGGGTTTGCGAGGGTTGTTCCCCATATGTTCACGGTATGATGACACCCGAATGTGATTGACCGTGTGGTATCATGCTACTCATACGGGCCATGATATGGTGTCATGTTACCATCTACGGTGACCAGATGGCCGGCTGTTCCCGCTATGTTCTCCCCGACTGGCCGGCACGGTGTTATATTGTAACAGCACCCCACGGGGGTGGGATGAACTCGCGCGTGTATTGTTGTGTAATTTACCTACCTACTCCGCTACATAAAAAATTCACGTTTTAGGGGTATGGTCAATTTAAGGGCCGTAGAGGGCTCTGGGATACCTCTCCGCTGCCTCCATACCAGAGAACTACTGAAGGCCACTCCTGAGCCTTCCTGAGGCGATTTAGAGGGCATTCCGCCACCACCGCTCGCTTCGCTCGCTCAGCACCCCTCCTCCCGGGGCTCGATTGCATGTACGACCAGAAAATAATTCGATGGCCTTGCATTTTTCTCTTGACAAATCGGGGGAAATAATATATAATATCTCTTAAAGAGTTATATATAAATGTTATTATTATATATAATTATATAAAACATATATAAATAATATTATTAATAATACCTCTCGAAGAGTTAGTTAAGGTAACACATATACCACATGTTGAGACTCACTTCGTACGTGTTAGCAGATATATAATTAATAAAAAATCTCTCGAAAGTACATTGGTTTTTGTGTCGTTAAAATCAACGAAGTTGAAAATAGTTCTTGACTTTTGTGTCGTAAAATGGTATAATACTATTACAAGCTGGAGATTTAACTAAATGAGTATTTATGTTCTTTACGCTGTCTTTCTGTTGAATGGCCAGCCACATGTGGTGACTGAACGTTACCAAACTCTCGATCAATGCGAAGCTGATAGAACTAAGATTATCGACACTCTGGTGGCCAATGGCGTAGCCGAAGGCGGAGCCCAGTGTTATGAACTGAAGATTGGAACGTTTAACTAATGGGGTCTTACTTGTCGGTTAAAAAGGGTCGCCTCACTGGTACTGGTGGCAACAATAAAGGCCGCAAGTTGACCCCGAAGATGTTGTCATTTATTGACCAATACACGGGTGAATCATTCGGCAACAGTACACAATCAATCCTGAAATCTGAATACACAACCACCGACCCTGACGTTGCAAACCGACTCGGGGCGGAACTCCTCCAACACCCCCTCGTGGCTGCCGAGATCAAACGTAGACTGGACGCTCGAAGTGCAATGGCAGAAGTCAAGGCCGAGTACCTTATTGGTAAACTGACCCAGATCGTCGAGTCCACACAAGAAGACAACCCCCAAGCGGCCATCCGCGCAATCGAACTACTTGGCAAGACAATCGCCATCTGGAAGGATCGCCAAGAAATCAGCGGCCCAGACGGAGAAGCAATCAAACATGAGCAACACGTCAAACAGTCCGTCGCAGATTTCACCAGCCGAATTACTGGCCTCGCTAAGCGAAGTGGAACGTCAAACGTTGTTGAGTTCCCTGACGGACGAGGAGAAGGCTGAGCTCAGATACCACTGGGACTTCTGGGCCCGACCCAACCAAAAGGCCCCACCGGGTGACTGGAACACATGGCTCGCATTGGCCGGTCGCGGTTTCGGCAAGACTCGAATGGGCTCCGAGTGGATTCGCCAGCTGGCCCAAGACTTTCCTGGTTGTCGTATTGCCCTCGTGGCAGAGACAGCAGCCGACGCCCGTGACGTTATGATTCTCGGTGATAGTGGTATCATCAACTGTGACCCGACTCTTGACCGAGACAACTGGTCACCAACGAATAGGTGCCTGACTTGGCCCAATGGTTCAAAAGCTTGGTGCTACAACGCAACCGAGCCAGACCAGCTCCGAGGACCCCAACACCACTTTGGTTGGGTGGACGAGTTGGCCAAGTTCCGCTACATGCAAGAGACATGGGACCAGCTTCAGTTCGGTCTTCGTCTTGGCATCCACCCGAAGGTACTCGTTACAACTACCCCCCGACCCCTGCCACTGATCAAGAAACTGATCGCAGACAAGGACACGGTGGTGGTTCGTGGGGCCACTCTCGACAACAAAGCCAACCTCGCCTCCAACACGGTGAAGCAACTTTACGAGCGCTACGGTGGAACCCGACTTGGTCGTCAGGAGCTCGAAGGCGAAATCCTTACCGACATTCCCGGGGCTCTGTGGAATCGAGACAGCATTGATCTGACCCGCATCCACGACGTCCCCGAGGACCTTGAACGAGTTATTGTTGCAGTCGATCCGGCTGTTTCCAACGAAGAAGGAAGTGATGAGCATGGCATCGTTGTGGTCGGCATGGCTAGAGACAAAGATGGGTACGCTCGTGGTTACATTCTTGAAGACGGTACTCTCCGGGGTTCCCCAGAAGATTGGGCAAAACGTGCAGTTAGCCTTTACCGATCTTGGTCAGCAGATAAAATCGTGGCTGAAAAAAACCAAGGTGGGCAAATGGTTGAGTCAACTATCAAAGCTGTTGACCGATCTGTACCCGTAAAGCTGGTACATGCAAGTCGTGGTAAAGTTGTTCGGGCCGAGCCCATCAGTGCTCTCTACGAACAGGGGCGAGTCCATCACGTAGGCCGATTCGATCAACTTGAAGATCAGATGTGCCTCTTCTCGGTCGACAATATTCGCAACATTTCCAATGGTTCGCCCGACCGGGTTGACGCATTGGTTTGGGGTCTTACAGAAATCTTCGACAAACTTGTCGGTCGTCGCATTGTCAAAGAGGGCACTGTTGACAACACAAATAAATTCACAGCCGAGTCGTACGTCATTGACCGCGATATTGGTGAACACGGTTGGATGTGCTAATGATTGAAGATCAAAAGAAGGTTTCAAAGGAGACACAAAATCTCCGCAGACCGGATGTGATCAATGCCGACCCGGTAAAGAAGGGTTACGTCCCTGAAGGCTTCGACTCTGAAGAAGAGTTCATCAAGGACATGCGTCTTCAATACCAGAACGACGTCAACTATGACCGCATCAATCGTTACGAAGCCATCGACGATCTGCGGTTTGCTGCTGGTGAACAGTGGGACCCCGTAGTCCTGCAACAACGTAAATCACTACCTTGCTTGGTGATTAACACGATCCCGCAGTTTACGGCTCAGCTAGTCGGTGACTGGCGTGAGTCTCGAAAGGCAATCAAAGTTGTCCCGTCAAATGATGAGGACGTAGACATCGCCTCAATCCGTGAGGACCTCGTACGTAATATCGAAATGCAAAGTCGTGCTGAACGCAGCTACGATCAAGCCTTCGAGTCGATGGTTCAGTGTGGGGACGGGGCGTTTAAGGTAACGGTTGAATACAGCCGTGATGACGTGTTTGATCAGGACATCTACATCCGTCCGATTGAAGACGTTCTTTCTGTTGTCTGGGACCGCTTCTCTGTCGACCCAACTGGGCGTGACGCTCAGCGTGTCTTTGTTGATGATCGTATCCCGAAGGATGAGTACCGCCGTAAATGGCCGGGTGAGTCTGGTGGGTCCGATCTACTTCAAGAGGACAAGATCGACCGCGTCACTTTTGCCGGTTGGCAAGATGAGGAAAGCTACCGCGTCACTGAATACTGGCGCATGATTGAACGTCAGAAGACTCTTGCTCTGTTCCAGAATGGACGGATGTACGAGCTCAATGATGACAACATGGAGCAGATTCTGGAGGAGAACGGTGACCCCGTCAAGACCCGGATCGTTTGGTGTCGTTATGCCCAGATGCACTATTGCTCTGGCACAAAGATTCTGGCTGGTCCGTTCGAGTACCGGATGAACCGCCTCCCGATCATTCGTATGTCTGGTCGGATTGTGAACGTTGCAGGC